ACTTGAAAGGTCCGCAAGATATGTTACAATACTACCAAGGAGCTTATGAAAAAGCGCTTTACTCGTATGCGATTGAACAACAAGGTCGTAGACGCCGAGACGAATATGCTGATGGTGTTATTCGTACCGTACTGGCATCAGAAAACCCATCAAGTAATAAATAAGGAGATAAACAAATATGGCAAATATAATACCTTTTAGTTTTAGAGGTGCTCTGTTCGAAGCGAATCATAATTTCAAAGCTTCTGGTGGAAACACTTTTAAACTTTCTTTATATACAACTAATCCATATTCAACATCATCAACAGTATATTTAGCTGGAACTGGAAATGGTGAAGTAGACACTACAGGTGGTACTAACTATTCTGTAAAAACATTAACAAGACTTGGAGTTGCATCTTCTACAGCTGTTGCTTCAGTTGACTTTGATAATGTTAGTTATAGTAGTGCATCTTTCACTGCAGCTTTTGCAGCAATCTACAATACAGATACAGTTGATGGTACGGCAAATAGATTAGTAGTGGTTTTAGATTTTGGTGGAAATAAGACAGCAACGAATGGTACTTTTACTATTACGTTTCCTGATCCTACTACACCTGCTAATGCAATTATTAGTATGAGTTAAGGAGAAAATTTATGGCGTTGGTAATAAACGACAGAGTAAAAGTAACAAGCACAACTACTGGTACAGGTGCAATGGCACTTGGAGCAGCAGTAACTGGTTTTGAAACTTTTGCACAAGGCATAGGAAACAACAACACGACTTACTATTGTATCTTTAATCAAGGTACAACAGAGTTTGAAGTTGGACTTGGAACATTAGATGGTTCAAGTGCTAATCTAACTAGAACTACAGTTATCTCCAGTTCTAATTCAGATGCAGCTGTTAACTTTGCAGCAGGTACAAAAGATGTATTCTGTACTTTACCAGCAAGTAAATCGGTTTACCTGGACGCAACAGGAACACCAGTAGGAGCAGCGTCAGCTGGCTTTGCATTAGCAATGGCGGTGGCGTTATAAATAGGAAAAAAATATGGCACAAAATTTTAGAAACAATTTACAAAGAAACGTTGGTACATCTCCAGTCACTTTAGTAACTGGTGGAGACTTTGATGCAGTTATCGGTATTAGAATCTGTAATACTAGCGCTTCAACTGTTTTGGCTAGTTGTCAGATTGTAAATGGCGGAAATGATCACTTTATTGCAAAAGAAGTTAGCGTTCCACCAAACTCTGCAATCGAACTAATTCAAGGTGGTGCAAAAATTGTGTTGGCAAATGGTGACGTACTTAAAGCTCAAAGCAATACAGCTTCATCTTTAGATATTGTTACATCATTTATCGACGAAATAAGTACGTAGGAGTAATTATGACGGCAATAGTAAATGGAATCCAATACATCGGAGGCGGAACAGCCCCTGATGAATTTATAAAAAATCAAGCAGGTACAATGGACGGTACTCAAACTGTTGAGAACGGAGTTCTCGCAGGACCTATTACTATACCTGGTACAATAACAGTAACAGGGACTTTAGTAATAGTATAATGTCAAAAATAGAAGTAAATACAGTTGAACCACAATGCGGAACTAATTTAACAATTGGTGCTTCAGGTGATACGATAACTTTTCCTTCTGGAACTACTGTTGTTAATAATGGTAGTCAAACAGGATTTGGCAGAACAGGAACAGTAGATTGGCAAACAGGATCAATTAAAACATCCACATTCACTGCTGCTAATGGAGAAGGTTATTTTGTAAATACTTCAGGTGGAGTTGTAACTGCAAACTTACCAGCAGGTTCTGCTGGAGCAATAGTTTCATTTTCAGATTACACAAGAACTTTTGGTACAAATACTTTAACAATTAGTCCAAATGGATCAGAAAAAATAGGTGGAGTTGCTGACGATTTACTTCTAAGTGTAAATGGTCAAGCACTAACTTTAGTTTATGTTGATGGTACAGAAGGATGGATTAATATTCAAAATGCAGAAGATACAGAAACAGGAAAACCACCATTTATTGAAGCAACTGGTGGAACAATTACAACATCAGGTAATTGTAAAATTCATACTTTTACTGGACCAGGAACTTTTGAGGTTACAAATACAGCAATAGCTCCTGCTAATAATGTAGTAGCTTATATGGTAGTAGCAGGTGGTGGCGGTGGTGGTGATGGAGGAACAGGAGAAGGTGCAGGTGGAGCTGGAGCTGGTGGATTTAGAGAAGGAAGAAACAATCCTATAACTCCATATACAGCTAGTCCTTTAGCAGCAGCTTGTTCTGCATTAACAGTTACAGCAACATCATTTCCAATTACAGTCGGAGCCGGTGGCGCACCATCAGCTTCAGGACCAACTGGTGGTAATGGTAATTCTGGTAAAGGTTCAAATTCAGTTTTTTCAACAATAACTTCTTCAGGAGGTGGTGCAGGTATTTCAGGTGGTGCAAGTGCCGCTAGATGTGCTGCTGTTCATTCAGGTGGTTCAGGAGGAGGTGGTAATGGTAGATCACATCCATCAGGAAATCCAGGAAATGTACCAGCAGTCACTCCAGCCCAAGGAAAAGATGGTGGAAATGGCACTGGAGCGCCTCAATATGCAGGTGGAGGAGGTGGCGGTGCAACTGCTGTTGGTCAACCAGTTGATGGTGGTGGTCACGCTGATGGTGGAGCAGGAGCAGGAACTTTAATTAATCCAGCAACTGGTGAAACAGGTCCGGGTCCATCTCAATATTATGCAGGTGGTGGTGGTAATGGAAATCAAAATGGATCATCTCCAGGAGCAGGAGATGGTGGTATAGGTGGTGGTGGAGATGGTGGTCGAAATGGTCCAAAAGCTGATCGTGATGCAACTGTAAACACAGGTGGTGGTGGAGGTGGTAATTCTTGTGGTCCAAGTTCAGGCACACAAGGTTGTGGTGGATCAGGTGGATCAGGTATAGTAGTAATAAGGTACAAATTTCAATAATTATGACAAGTAAAATTAAAGTAGATAATATAAATAAAGTTTCAGATGATTCAAACATCATCAATAAATGTGGTACAACAATTACACTAGGTGCAAGTGGTGATAGTATTGCTTTAGCATCAGGTGCATCACAGACAGGTTTTGGTAGAACAGGAACAGTTGATTGGCAGACAAGTTCGATCAAAACAGCTACATTTACAGCAGCAAATGGTGAAGGATATTTTTGTAACACTGCAGGTGGTGCATTTAATATGAATTTACCAGCAGGTGTTGCAGGTTATATTGTTTCTGTTCAAGATTATAATAATACATTTGATACACACAACTTAACAGTTATTCCTAATGGTTCAGAAAAAATTAATGGTGGTGCAGGTAATTTAATTTTAAGTGCTGAAGGACAAGGAGTAACTTTTGTTTATGTAGATTCAACAGTTGGTTGGAGAAGTGTTCAGGAAAATGAATTTGCTAGTCTTGGATCAAACTTTGTGTCGGCATCAGGTGGAACAATTACAACTTCAGGAGATTACAAAATTCATACATTTACAGGTCCAGGAACTTTTACAGTAAATGCTATTTCACCTTCAGCACCACTTAACATAGTAGACTATTTAGTAGTAGCAGGTGGAGGTGGAGGTGGTGCTTTAAGCGGAAATTCATCTGGTGGTGGCGGAGGTGGTGGTTTTAGATTTTATGCTAACACAACAACTAATCCACAAACTTGTGCACCAGCAGCACCAATTAATAATTTTCCAAGTGGCACGGCTATAACAGTAACAGCTACAGGTTTTCCAATAACAGTCGGTGGTGGATCTCCAGCAACACCTTTCCCTTCACCAAACACACCTGGAGTTGGTCAAGGTTCAAATTCAATATTTTCAACTATTACATCCGCTGGTGGCGGAGGTGGTGGTATGGCAGGCGGTGGTGGAGCAAATGGTTTACCAGGTGGTTCTGGTGGTGGAGCAACTGGTGGAGCATATAATAAAACTGGTGGAACAGGAAATAGTCCTCCCACATCTCCATCTCAAGGAAATAGTGGTGGTGGATCTCCTACAAGTGCACCTCCTGATGGTGAAGCTGGTGGCGGAGGTGGAGCTATGGCAGTGGGTGGAACAGCAAATGTAAATGGAGCTGGACCTGGTGGTGCAGGTGGTGGAGTAAAAGGTTTTGGAACTTCTGGAGAGGTTTCTAGTTGTGTATCATATTTTTCTGGTGGTGGTGCAGGTGGAAGTAATGGTCCGTCTTATAATCAACCAGGCGGTCTTGGTGGTGGTGGTAATGGTGGATCTGGTGCAAACACAGCTGGACAAGCAGGAACTGTAAATACAGGCGGTGGCGGTGGAGGTTATTCTGGTGCACCTAGTGGATCAAATGGATCTGCTGGAGGTTCTGGTATTGTTGTGATAAGGTATAAATTTCAATAGGTAAATTATGAGTGAAGTAAAAGTAAATAAAATAAGTCCAAGAACAAATTGTGGTACAGTTACATTAGGAGATAGTGGAGATACATTTACGATTCCTAGTGGTGCAACAATTAATAACCAAGGTACAGCATTAAACTTTGGTGCAACAGGTTCAGCTTCTTGGGTAACAACAGTTAAAACAGGAGACTTCACAGCAGTCGCTGGTGAAGGGTATTTTGTAAATACAACAAGTGGTGAAATTGATGTAACACTACCAGCAGGAACAGCAGGAGCTGTTGTTGCAATAAAAGATTACGCAGGAACTTTTGATACAAATAAAGTTACATTAGTTAGAAATGGTTCTGACAAAATTGGTGGTGCTGCTACCGATGCAACTTTAACAACAGAAGGTATTGCAGTTACATTAATTTTTATAGATTCAACACAAGGTTGGTTAGTAACAGATTCAGGTTTACAATCAGAAGCACCAACAGCAGAATTTATAACAGCAACAGGTGGAACAATTACCACTTCTGGAAATTTTAAAATTCACGCATTTACAGGTCCTGGAACTTTTGAAGTAACTGCTGGAGGTAATGCTGCAGGTTCAACTTCAGTTGATTATTTAGTAGTAGCTGGTGGTGGAGCTGGTACTTGTAATGGCGGAGGTGGTGCTGGCGCTGGTGGATTTAGATTAGGTTCTGATGTACCAGGTGCACCTCCTTTAGCGGCACCTGCTCATACAGTTTCTGTTCAAAGTTATCCAATAACAGTAGGTGGTGGTGGTTCATATACTCCTAACTGTAATCCAAATCCAAATGGAGCTGATTCAGTTTTTTCAAGTTTTACAGCAGCTGGAGGAGGAGCAGGTGGTAACTCACCACCCGGTCCCGGTAGTCCTGGTGGTTCTGGTGGTGGTGGAGCAGGTAATAGTAGAGGAGGTCCTGGTGGAACAGGAAATACACCTCCAGTAAGTCCATCTCAAGGAGAACCAGGTGGAGATCAATCTACAAGTCCAAATGCTAGAGCTGGTGGAAGAGGTGGCGGTGGAGCAGGAGGAGCAGCACCAGATTCTTCTGGTAATGCAGGTTCTCCCGGACCTCTTTCTGATGGAGGAGCAGCAGGAGCAGGAGCACCTGTAACTGCAGTTTTTGGAGCAGCACCACAACCTTTTTATCCAGTACCAGGCCCAGGAGAAGGATTTTTTGCTGGTGGCGGTGGCGGTGGTATGTCAAATGATGGTGGTTATACATCTCCCGCTGGAGGCGCTGGTGGTATAGGTGGTGGAGGACCTGGAGGTCCTAATAATTCTGCTGCAGGAGCAGCGATAGTAAATTCAGGTGGTGGCGGTGGATCTTCACCAACAGGTGGTGGAGGTGGAACAACCAGTAATGGTGCTAGTGGAATTGTATTAATAAGATACAAATTTCAATAGTTGAATGATAATTAAAATTAATATATAAGGAGAAACATTATGGCACATTTTGCAAAATTAGGATCAAATGGAAAAGTTATTCAAGTATTAACTTTGAATAATGATGATATGTTAAACGCTGATGGCGTTGAAGATGAAACAGTAGGACAACAATATTTAGAGACACACAATAATTGGCCTGCACAAATGTGGATTCAAACATCTTACAATACATCTGCTAATACACATAGCTCTGGTGATAACTCAAAAGCATTTAGAGGAAACTATGCAGGTATAGGTCATATTTGGGACGAAGATAACAATATGTTTTTTCCAAAAAAACCTTATGCATCTTGGGTTAAAGATATTGCAACTGCTCAATGGAAAGCACCTATAGATAAACCTGAGTTAACTGCAGAACAAAAAGAGCAAAATAAAACCCCTGAAGGTACTGACGCTGAAGGTAAACCTTTGAATGCAACGCACGCTTGGGAATATGTGTGGAATGAAGACAATCAATCTTGGGACTTGACAGATCATAAAGCATAAATTAAAAATGGTGGTGGTATGCAGAAGAAAGTATTAACAGAGCAAGCATTATATTACGGTGATGTGGCAATGCCTAAAGATTGGGACATTGACCAAAATAAGTTATCAAGTGACATTTTACAATCAGTAATTCAAAACAAAGATTTTCCGTTCTCACGAACTTGGGATATGTTAAATACATATATGCGAGATCACATTAATCTCGAGTATGATTTTAATTTAATCAACAAAGAAACTTGGGGTAACATTTATAAACCCGGCGAGACTACAATTCCTTTATTAAATATTGATCCAGTAGATCTACGTAACTCTCCAGACTTTACATTATTATATGGTGTAAAAGTTA